ATTGACATTTTGAGTCGTGAATATGCTTTTGCAGATTTTACGATTCCTATTGGAGGAACGGCTGGACAGATTCTACAATCGTGGAAACTTCTAGATGTTTTTCTATCACAACCAAATGTCCTTGACAAAGTGTCTGGGTTCGCATTCTTGAAAACCGATCTTCTCTTGAGATTGGAATTCACTACACTGCCCACTGTCTCGGGTGGTGTTATGCTTTCGTTCTATCCTGATCTTGAGCCGACACAACTAGGCAACAGAACAGGATCACGACTCCAATTATCACAAGTGCCAAACATCCAACAATCTTTAACGACAGCAGTGTCGATGAAGATGAAGGTACCGTGGATTTCTGCCTTTTATGGTAGAGATGTTGCGAATGGCTTTGGTGATATTGGAACAGTGATTTTGTCTCGTTTAGTTCCATCAGCAATTAATCAGGTCTCTGTGCGAGCCTATATTTCTGCGGATCGAGATTCTTTACATATTCAATATCCAACAACTGCAGAACCATCTATCGCACCCTCACTTCTAATGAGCGAAACACGGAAACGTGTTCTTCGTTTGTTGGAAATGGGTGTTGATCATGCAGAAATTGTAAAGCAAATCCTTCCACAGACTCAGTCTAATCGAACAAAACCGAGAGAAGCGCAAGCTATGAAAAAGAAAGGTGTGATTTCAGGAATTTTAGACACTGGTTCTAAAATTGCTACAGTTGCACAGGGAATCCCAGTAATTGGTGGTGTGGCTTCTGCCGCAGCGCCATTGCTGAAGATTGGTTCAGCTCTTGCAGGCCTCTTAGGTTTGTCAAAACCGCAAGATGATACCCCTCTCGTTGCGGTAAAGTGGAAGCCAGCTGCTTCGCACTTGACTAGTGAAGGTACTACTCTTTCTCATCAGTACACAATTCACGAGGGGGCGTCTGTTACAACGACAGATGCAAATTTTGGCAGCAACATTGACGAAATGGCGATTGAAGCTATTATGCGTTCACCAAACATTATTGCGGACTTTAATGTTTCAACTTCTATGCCTGCGCGTTATGTTCTATATCAAAAGCCTTTGAACTTAATGCATATCGAAAGAGTAGGTGCAGAAATTGATAATGCGTGTCTCCTAACACATCAAGCATGGATTGCCAGTCTATGCAATAATTGGAACGCAAAGCTCAATTTTGACTTTGATGCTTATTTGACTCATTTCCATCGTGTTAAATTAAGATTTATCGTGTTACCAAACGTTTTTGCAAACAATTTGGTTGGAGCAGTTTTACCCGCCACCTTTGACATTAACAAAGCCTCTTCGGCAGTTGTTGAATTCACAGGTGACAATGTAAATTGGTCTATTCAGATTGATACGAGATCTAATACTTCAATGAAGTTAAGTCCTGTCCCACGATCGGACTCAAACTTCAATAGTTTTATTACTCTCCTTGCTCAAATGAATAACGTGAGAACATCTTATGGAACACTATTGGTTATGGTCGAGGTTCCATTACAGGCATCTGCACAAGTTGCTAGTAATGTTAACTTCGTAGTCAATTTCTCTGCTGAGGACGTTGAACTTTCTGTTCCTGCAACAGGTTTAATGTTCTTGCCGAGAACTCAGTCAGCATCTCAGTCGACATTGGGAACTGCGTTTGCAAAATTTTCTCGTTCTGAAAGGATGATTCGAGGTGCGGATATGCTTACATCAAATTCCGTTCCAATTGATTCTAACAAGAACTTGGAAACATGTGCTGGAGATGCGCTTTTTAATTTGCGCAATCTTCTGAATGCTTTTACAGTCTTTAATCCCACTGTTGATGTTGATGTTGGACAACGTGCCAACATCCGACCTTCCTTTCGGCGATCACTCGCTGATTCCGCAGCTCAAAGTATTGATTTGTTCGATTATCTTACTAAAGGCTACGGATTTATGAAAGGAGGAATTAATCTACGTCTTGGATTAATTCCTCAGCAAGGTGCTCAGCCACTAGGAACTTGTGGATTCACTGCTTTGTCACCAACTTGGCAAAGTGCATCGTCCGGATATAGTTCTACCAGTGCGATTAATGTATCGTCAGGTATTACTGTGAAGCCAGGAACACGTGTTGTTCCTGTAGCATTCTCCGAATCTCCAATTGATTGTTCCATTCCATTTTATCAACCATGGCACATTATTCGAACCACTGTTAATAACAGTATGACAAATTTTGATAACTATGGTGCTTCTATGGATATGAACATCACTTTCGGTGCATACCAAAAGGTGACGCTGTCTACCTACCGCGCGGTAGGCGATGACTTCACAATGGGCTTCCTCATGTCGCTACCCTCTTTTAGGTTAGCCGATGGAGCCTATATTTCCTAACAATCTACGCGCACTACAGAGTGTGCCAGTCGTTTATTCTTATGTGTATTTTCAATAATCACGTACACTATTCAATGAATAAATGCATTTTAAATATGAG